TCAAAGAGAATTTTATGAAACTCTTGGGCTTGCTGAGCGGGTTTACCTCCGTGCTGTGCAAAAGAAAGTCAATAAAATTCGCACGGATCCCGCTTTTGATGTTGAGGCGTTGCATGCAAGACTATTGAGTAATATTGCAACTTCCTATGAGTATGTTAGGACTTATGGACCTAAAATTTTTCCTTTGCTCATGGGATTCGTTTGTGTAGTCTTTGCGTGCTATGGATTTATCATGCCCCTGCTTTCTTTCGCCTCAGGGGGTTCTGCTGTAGGTGGGATGGTCGCAATGGAACAGATGTCTGCGGCCTCTGTAGTTTCTTCTGGGTCGAGCCCAGTTGCCCACCGAAATCGTGCACCACCAGTACAACCAAGGTATGCTAGGCATCGTTTAGCTGGAGCTTCAGCTGAAGATGCTTATGCTTATGAAGAAATGATGGTGGTGTTGTACGTTGATTCAACTGTTGCTCCAGTTGTCAACGCTGTTAGAGGGCCTGGTCGTTCAATTTTTATAACTCGGCACCAGGCTCTCATGATTCCCAACAATAGCACTGTTGTGGCTCATTTTTCCACACGTGATGTTGTTGAGATTCATTGGGAGCATGACGTCGTCAGGAAAGGCGAAAAGAAGGACACCGAAATTATTCAGTATCGCTGTCCTTCTATTCCTGAACTCCCCTCTCGCTGCAAGAGATATTTTGATATGATTTGGAGAGGGATTTCCCTGGGCCATTTACTTTGGACGCCAGCTGTTATAGAATGCAGAGTCCAGGGAAGATTGATATAGAATTGGTAAGTTGGACTGACCATGATGCGGAACTCCGCACTCGCCCTTTAGTTATTGCTGATCCATTTGGCGAGGATAGATATAGAAGGGAGATTCCCCGATATATTCAATATGGCAGACCAGCTCAACTCCATGATTGTGGTGCTGTCTGTGTGGCCAAAATTGGAGGTCAACATAGAATTGTTGGCTTAGTCATTTCCACAGATAAACACAACACTGGGGTTGGATTGTTACCGTCGGCGCTTCACATGACAACTTGTTCCCTTTCCTATGTGCCTGAGGAATGGGAGGAGGCGCCGCGGGGTTTGAAGAAATTGGGTTGGAAGCATGCTTCTGAACTTCCACATATGCCGCGGAAAACCCAATATGTTGCTGTTAATGAGGATCTTGCGATTCCATTTGATAACCCCAAGATACCAAGTGTCTTGGTTTCAGATGATCCTCGTACTGTAGGCACGCCCGTTGAAGGTAAAGACCCTGTCTTGGTTGCAATGGAAAAATTTTATGAACCAATGACAGACTTTACAGAAGAGGAAGTCCGCCCAGGTCAAACTGAGGTTAGTTTATTTGAACAAGTTTGTGATGACATTGTACAAACTTGGTTTGATGCTGGTGCGGAATTTGAGGATGTGGAGGATGATGTCGTGATCAATGGTGATGATGATTTTGATAAGCTGATCATGGACACATCTGAAGGTTATCCCTATGTGCTTGAGAGAACGCATGGGGAAA